TCAACGCGGCGCGTAACTTTGTCCCAAACATAGACCACCTTTGTCATCTGCGCTGCTAGGAATGACTGCTGATCTGAGTATCCGTACTTCGCATACTCGCTAGTAGAGTAGCTAAACAGTTGGAAGTTGTCTGTCTGACCACGTTCACCTTGGTCGGGAGATACGCCAGCTTTGATGACGTTAGTAGGTGAGAATACGCTTTCCCACTCATCGCTATCTGGCTTCTTACGACCGTAACGCGCGCGTAGTAGTGACGTGTACATAAGGTCTTCAATCATCACCCAATTGCACGCACCGCTAAGGTCTAAGTCGGTAGCTGTAGGATCAACAATGATCTGATCTGGTCTACGTACCTTGCACCACGGACCTGATGGCGTGAGCATGTCAATTGTTTGCTCTAACGCGAGTAGCTTGCCTTCAATGTCTTTGATGACTTTCTGACTATCAGCTTTCTCTAGCTCTAAGCTGAGCTTCTGCACTTCCTCTAGTGCAGCTTCACTAGATTGCTCGCGCATCGTATAGCCTACTTCAAACCAACCGATGTTGGTGAGTGATGTGCTAACGATATTGCGCTTCACCTTGCGCTTGAGGTTCAAACCCGGTGATGTCTTCTTAGCAGCTAGTGTATTAACTAGCCGCTCTACAACACGAGCCTTCTGTTCGTCTTCTTTATCTTCGCATGAGAACTCAGCGTCGGGGTTCTTCGTAAATAGCAGTGGTACGAGTGCGCTGACATTCGCAAACACAATATTCTCTGTACTATCAAAGCTACCTGTAAGGGACTTCGCACCTGTCGTGTTGTCTTCACCACTAGGGTTCCCGTTGTGACGTGTGTGATCGTGTCGGTAGTAACGATATGCTTCATTCCACGCTTCGACACTCTTGCCCATAGCACTCTTACCCTGATCGTAGCGACTACGCCACAATGGGCCACGATGCTTGCTGACAGGTATCTTGCTCTCACCTATAACACGGTACATAGGCGAGTCATCAACCATAGCTTCAGCAGGTTTCATCACACCTTCATAAGATGTGAACTCACTGCTGTCTGCGGCAGGCTCAGCCTTGCGGTTGTATTCTTCACCTGCATCATATTCACTAGCCATATCTGTGGCCCCTTGGATTTGCAGCCTTCTTATCATGTTCCTGCCACAGCATCCAGCTAGGAACACGCTCGTTCTCTGGTGTTACGTATCTACCGATGTCGGGCATGTCAGAGAGTAAGTAGCGGGTGGTGTCCATTGCATGGTCGTTTCGATCCATCGGCTTGTCGATACGTTCACCTGACGTAGACTGTTGCCAGAAATACCCTGTGCACTCATCCATCCACCAATCAAGCTTTGCATTGCAGAACAGACGTGGTGATGATGCAGTTCGTGTGATTGGATGGAGGAGTCGATAATTAATGTTAAGGTAACCTCCAACTTTAACAATTCCGTTCGTGATGTCATTGTTACCTCGCTTCATGTAGATGCCATCATCCTTAAACATGTCAGCGATGGTCTTACCTACTGTACGTTTGTGCACTGTCTTGCGACCGAAGATACTAGGGTCAGCTTGTATCTTGTGCATCTCATCTACTTCGACATTCCATTCACCGCGTATACGTCGTATAGCTGCAATCTGTCTGTCGAGTGTCATTTCCTTCTCATAGAAACCGTCGCATATGACAACGTGACCTTCAGGTGTTACGAATGCTAGTATGTAGCATGACTGCTGCGCTTGTCCGTAGTCGTAACCTTCTATCCAGTTCGGGTGATAATGTGTTTCGTGATAACCATCAAGTAGTGTTGTGATGTGGCCCTCTTGCAGCATGTGTACGCTGCTATCGTACTGCGGGTACACCAAGCCTTCATAGGCCACCCATTTGCCCAATAGGAAGCGGTCGCGCTGTTGACCACTGTACATCGTTTCGAGGGTTTGGATAAAGTCGCCACCCTCAGCTTCATGTACGTGACGCAGTTCATAGGTGCTACCTTCTATGACTTCGATGAGTAGCTGCGGTTTACCGTTGTCATCTAGCACAGGCTTACGGTCTACGTCACGCACGCATATGAGGTCATCTGTAATGTAGCCACCAGCTTTGTATTGTACGATAGGACGTACTAATTTCGTGTATACCCAATTGCCTGTAGGATTGCATGTGAGCATCATCCAACGAGGACCAGTGACAGGCATAGTAGGATCATCGCCAGTGTAACGCGCTCTACCGCGCAATCGACCGAATAAGTCAAGGAAGTCCTTGTGTGTTATCTCTGGGTCTTCCACTTGATCCACTATCACCCAATCGAATGTAGCGGAGAGCAAATTTGATGAACTGCTTTCTGTCTTCGTACCTTGTTGCGCTATATACCTGAAGTAGATGGTTGTACCGTTCTTCAGGTGGCAGATGTTGTCTCCGTTCTGCCCAACTGCGAATGACACGATCCACGTCGGGGGGCACCATTTAAGGAACTCCTTACGTATAGTGTCGTTTAGCTTAGGATACGTCGAGCGCGATATAAGACCAGTGCTACCCGGATACACGTCAGCAAGCTGGATGGCCTTAATAACCGCAGCAGTAGTCTTGCCGTTACCGAAGCCTCCACCATAGATTTGTACCTTAGCTTTGCTATGCAAGAAGCGATCCTGCAAGCTGCCTTCTTTAAGCAGTAGCTCAGGACGTTCTACTAGTGCGTTGTTACGCGGTCGTGCCACTTACTAGTTCCCACTTGTTCTGTCCAGCAGCTAGTGCGCGGTATATCTTGTTTGTGTTCCAATCAACGTAGATTTGATTAGCGAACTCTGCTACTTGAGTAGGAACGGCTGTCCCTGCTGCTATAGCTATACAGTATGGGTAATCACCGTTACCTAGCTCTGGTAGCCAATGTCCCATGTATCCGACAAAACCATTAGCACGAATACCTTGACCGTCTTTGTTTCCTACCATAGCCATTGTTGTTTCTCCTAAAGCTCACCGAGTTCGTACCAAATACCATCCCAATACGATACGCATCGGTACTTTATACCTGTTGTTGTGTTCAAGTATATCTGATTGACATACTGCGGCATAACACTGCCTACGAATGGTGAGACTGTGCCGAACATAGTAGGCATTTCGTGGCTACCATCTATGTCGGATGGGAGTGTGCTTTCAACATCGAAAGCTGGGGGAGCAGCCCTAATACCTTGACCGTCTTTGTTAGGTACAATCGCCATAGCTACTTCTCCACTACCTGCGATGTTATATCACGTGCGTCGATGTCTACAGTAGGCATGTGCTTAGGTTGTGCGATCTCACGAATATGACGAATGACTAGGCCACCTTCCATCGAGTGACGATGTTCCATCACTTGTTTAGGTGAGAAGCCTCCGCGGTCTAGCATGTTCATCGCGATGCGAGCTTTAGTAGCTGGCCGCGTGTCTTCATGCTCCATCATATCTTCAAGCGTGTTGAGTGCGTCAGCAGATAGCGAGTCAATGCGCTTCTGCACACTATCAGCTTGCAATGCTGCTATATTATCTTTGATTAGATGATCTAGCTGACCGAATAGCTGTAGACCTTTAATCATGTCTACTTGTGAAATCTTCAACCCTGTAGCTTCAGCTATCTCAGCGTCATTGATACCAAGGTTGAAATACAGCCACACTATTCCAGCGGTAGTGATTGCTTTACTATCAGCGGGTAAGTCAACAAGACCACGGCGCACAGCACGATTATTGCGATCACGACCTCGTACAGTAGCTTCTTGAGTGGTCTGCTTCGTACGCTTGGTCTGCTGTTGTATAACTGCCTCTGGCGACGTGCTTGGTAGCATCGCTTGGCCCGTTGCAGTATCAATGACAAGACCATTAGCGAGAGGGAGGTCCGGCATTTGCTTTCTTCTGTGTTTTAGGTGCGCCACCCTGCTTACGGAATATCTCAGTGATCATCGCTTGCTGTGGGTTGCTACTCTTAGGCTGTCGGTTGACAGGAATAGCTGGGCGTTGCTGTCTACCAGCCTGCTTACCAGTTGGTACAGGTGCGTTAGGATTACCTACAGCAGACTGCATCATCTGTGCGCTGATAAGATCATCAATAGGGTTGTTGCTCTGTTGAGGCATACCCTGCGGTTTAGGAGGCATACCACGTGGAGGCATACCCGGTGGCATCATTGGCATAGTGCTATTCCTCATCTACAGGTTCAGGGTCAGCAGCTTCAGCTTCCATGTTCTCCATTTCAGCTTCATCGTCTGTCTCAGGAGGAACGCCAGCTTGTTTACTAGCGGCATCGTCCATCCACTGACCCACTTCATCTACGTCACTCTTATCTAGACCTAGATGCTTTAGTACTTCAGCAATAGCCTGTGGTGGTAGCTGTTGCATGACAGCAGGATTTTGGTTGATCTGCTGTATGAAGGCATCCATTTCAGGAGTGCCTGCTACTGGTAGCTGTTGACCAGCTTCACCCCTTGATGGTTGTTCCATTTACTTGTTCACCGTATTGAGGAAGCCACCACCGCTGTTGCCTGACTTCTCAACAGGATACGGGTTAGGTGCCCATGTCGGTGTCATCTGTGCTTGGAAGGCTTCTTTCTCAGTGATAGTAGTAGCGTGGAGCGGTACAACTACATACGTAGCAATAGGCCGCACACCACCCAAGTTCAAACCATCAGCTTGTACAGCTTGCACCTGCTTGATGCTGAGATCGGTGTTAGCACCTACGCCGTTAGCGAGTGCACGAGCTACTTCGCCAAAGTGTTGACCACCTACTGAGTTGGTGAGACGAGCTACACTACGCATCGTAGCGGTTGCTTGATTGATAAGTGCATGAGGTGCACCGAATACGTTATTCCATCCGCCTTGCCATGCTGGCATGATGCTATCTCCCTTGCGTCATGTAGTGGGAACCTATAATACACTGATGCATACTTTAGCCGAAATGTCAATAGATACATTCGGTTATACAATGTATACGCATCTATACTAGGACGGGGACGCTAGTCCCCGATTGCGACTTCCCCTCCCGTTAAACTACATGTGACTTGCATGTGATTTAGTTTGTGCTATACTATATACACTGCACGCATGTAATGTACCAAGACTGCCACTGCATGTGTGTAGTAGTCTACTTGACATGGTAGCTCCTACTTACGCCTCTAGTAGTATAACAACTACTAGGGGCGTATTTTTTATATGTGGTATAGACTAGAGTA